CGCCGCCCTGGAGCAGCGGGAGGCGGAGGTGCGGGAGTTGCGCGATCGGTTGCAGTTCTGGAAAGACAGTAGCGACGACGCGCATAACAACTGGCAAGACGACAAAGACAAGCTCACCGCCGCCGAGTCCCGGCTGGGGGAGGCGGCTGGGTTGCTTGAAACGGTCGTTGCGAAACACACGGGCGACGACATTGACGGCTGCGGCATGACGAACGCGGAAATCGAAAGTATCGCCGCCTTCCTCGCCAACAAACCCGAACCGGGCACCGACTTCTTCAAGGGGGTGGAGGGGTGAAATCGCCAATCACTGACGAGCAGATCGCCGCCGCATTCGCCGGAACCAACTTCGGCAATGCAGACCATCGCAAACTGCTTGAGCAAGGTGTGCTTAAGCGCTGGGCTGGCTACTACAGCGGCCACACGCTAACCATGATCCTGCAAACGCTGGGCCTTACGACGGCGAAGGGGGCGGTTACCGCAAAGGGCCGACAGTTCGCGTTCGCGGCCTTCTACCAAGAGAGGCATTCCGGATGAGCATGACCGACCTTCGCACCGAGCTGGAGAGGGTGTTGGCTGATGTTGGGGCGCACTATCAAGCATGGCGCGAGCTTCCAAGCGCAGCGAGGCGCCAGGCATTTACCGATTCCCTGTTCTCTCTATGGAGCACGCACGCCATTTACCTTATGGATCTTTCCGCCGATGCGGCACGGTATCGATACCTGCGTGACCGCTCGGCAGATGTTACTTGCGGCCCCTATATCGGCATTCAAGAGCCGCACGGGGCAACAGGTTGGACGTGCGGCGAAGATGCAGACCGGCACATCGACCGCGCGATTGAGGAAATGAACACCGCCCGAGACGGCGGGGGAGAGGGGTGATGGATAAGAATCTGACAACTGATCTGCTCACCGCGATGAGCAAGCACGGCGGCGCGCGCGGCTTACTCAACCACCTAGCCGAACTAGAACGCCTTGCCGATCGCGTGAGGGTGGCGCCGGTTGTGTGTCACCGCACGATCACTGCTCATAGTGATGCGTATTGGGGATGGATTAATGGCCCAGCATCGCCTGGGGCGATAGATCAGGCGCGCCTATACGGCTGGAAAATAGAGAACGCAATTTCGGCCGATGAAGTGCGTCTGGTCGCGGAGGAAGGCAATGGGTGAGATTTTGCCATGTCCGTTTTGCGGAGGACCGGCCGAGGTAAACAAGGCCATCTTTCACAAGCGCTACGTCGTGTGTAAGGACAGGGTTTGCGGCACTTGTGGTCCCGGGGAATCCGATAGCGCGCAGGAAGCAATTGCCGAGTGGAACAAGCGAACAATGGTTGTTGCCGCGGAGGAAGTCGTTGCGGCTGTCGCGGAGCCAAATTGCACACATAGCGCATTCGACAACTGCGACTGCTATGCCACCCCCAGCGACGGAGGGCGTGATGGCGCGTAAGAGTGTTCCGGCGCATGTTTGGATCGTCGTCAATGGATTCTGGGAGACGCATCAGTCCGGACAATTCTTCGGCAATGAGCGCTCCGCCAACGCAGCGGCTAGGCGATCCAACAGTGGACTCGGTGAGCACAGCATCGGTGAAGACGGCAAGCCGATAACTGAGGACTACTACTATCGCGCAGTTCGATACGGAGCCGCACCATGACCACCCTGGCGCGTTTGGGTCGATACGCCCGTGTCGATTCGCAGGAAAAACACAGCGTAGACGCCCCGAATCGATGGGGGCATGTCGATTGGGGTGGTGGCGCGTTTGGGGGGAGTTGTGAGCGAATTTGAACTGAGCCGCGACGAGATCCGAGGCATGGCGCGCAGCTACACCCGCGCCGGCCAGATCAAGTTCCTGGTTAGGAACGGCATCCAACACTACATCGATAACAACGGGTGGCCCGTGGTGCTACGCTCAACCGTCGAGGGCCCTTCGCGCGCACAGAGCGCGCCTCAGAAGTGGAAGCCGAACAAGGCCGCCTGATGGGACGCAAGCCGACCAAGCCGGGAGCCATCCCGCGATTCCGCGCCCGCCGGCAGAAGTCCGGCAAAGTGCATTACTACTATGACCACGGGGGAAAGCCCCGGAAGGAAACGCCGCTCGGCAGCGACTACGGGCTGGCGATCAAGAAGTGGGCCGAGATCGAGCGCGCGAACGAGATTCCGCCGCCGGCCGTCGTGACGTTCAAGTACGTGGGCGACGCCTACCTGGCCGAAGTCGTGCCCGAAAAGGCCCCGCGCACGCAGGCCGACATGCTGCGCGCCGCGGCCGCCGGCACGCTACGGATCCACGCCGGACGGGTGTCAATCGCTGGAGGGTATGCGTCCGTGGTGACGCTGCGCGCCCTGCGCGAACGCGGGCTCATCGCCTCGGTTGGTGCGACCCTGACCGAGGACGGGCGCGAGGCGATAGCGTTTCATCGCCTGGCATAGCGTGCCGCTTCGACGGCGGCAGGCGTTCGGGCTTGTTGCCGTAGCGCTCCAGCTCCTTCCAGCCGTCGCCGGCCTGGATCCGCACGCCCGAAGGCACCCGGCGCCGCTCCCAATTCCGCTGCGCCGCGCCCTTCGCCGCCTCCACCGCCTCGGCCTGCGTGGAATAGATGAACGACCGGCACTGCGTATCGAAGGTCACGCACCAACGGTCAGCTACCGGGCAGACGCAGTACCAGAACATGCCGCGAGCGTACGCCCGCGATCGTGAAGCGGCGGCTACGGCGCCTCGGCGAAATCGATGGGCACCTGAGCGGCCTTGGTCTCGCGCAGCGACGTGATCCCGGCCTGGGTCTCATAGGCGGTGATCCGATCGAGCACGTACTGCCGCAGCTCCTTGATGAACTGCTCGGCGATCTGCGCCTGGGTGGCGTCCGGCGGAAGGGTCGATGCGAACGCCTTGGCGATGCGGTCGCGCTGCGTCGCTGTCGCCGTCCCGTTCACCAGTGCATCGCAGATGGTTACCGCGCGTTGTCCGTAGGTTGCCATGTCAGATTCCGATGACTCGCCAGCGCGAGGAGGTGTTGTCGTACCAAAGGTCTACCGCGCCATTCGGCCGGATCACCAGAGCAGCGCTATTCGGGCACAGGAACCGGTTGGCCGCGGTGCTGGTGACGTCGTGGGAAAGGGTCGCATTGAAGGTGCCGATATTGCATAGGGTGATGCGCTGGCCGTTGGATGGGCTCGCGATGCCGGTGATGTTCAGCGCCGCGTTCGTGCTGAAGCGGATGACCTTGGCCGTCGACAGGCCCGTGATCGACCAGTTGTCAGTATTGGCCGTGAGCTGAGCCGGCGACACTACGCCAGTGTCGAATCGTGCGCCGCTGGTATGGATGCTCTTCCAGCGGAATGACGAGTCGCCGAGGTCGTAGGTGTTGTCCGCCCCTGGGCTGGTGCTGGCGGGCTTGAACTCGATAACCGTTGCTGCGTTGTCGCCAAGGTTGATCACCAGGCCGAACTTGGAAATAAGCGCGGAGGGATCGGCCTGCGTTATTGAGGCGACGAAGCGAGCGACAACGTTGGTAGAAGCCAATGAACCCGTGCCAGTGGCAAAGTCGAATGAGCACGAGTAGCTCGTATTTTCGGTGCTATTCCGCAGGATTTCGCGTATATTTACCGTGTCCTCGATATGAATTTTCTGTAACGGCGAGGTCGTGCCGACACCGACGCGATGATTCGTTGAATCGACGTAGACCGTTCCGCCATCGAATGTATAGGTACCGGTAGCGGTGTCGCCGCTATTGCTCAATGCTCCAAGCGTCGTCCGTGCAGCGGCTGCGTTGGCATCATCGACCAGCGACAGGCCGAAATCTGTTATCGCTTTCGCTACGAGATCTCCGGTACTCGCCCGCGCCGGGAAGGTGTTGGCGGCGAATGCCACCTGGGAAACAGTGTCGGCGCCGGAGCCGATCGGAAGTGCATTCGCCGCCCAGTTCTGCGTCACCAATGCTGCGAGCGTTGCGTCCAGAACCGGCGTTAGCGTTCCACCCGCGTCGTTATACGTCCAGGTGATGCCGCTGTTCGCCGCCGGCTGGATCAGCGCGGACACGCGATCGTCAACGCGCTCATCCGTGTAGTACAGATTGACAGAGCCTTCAGGCAGGGCGTCGGTATTGGTAATCGACGTGCCGCCAGTTCCCACCGGGCCGCCGAATTTCGACGCTGGGATGAACTTGGCTTTGGTGGTATTTGATAGATCCGTCGTGCCCTGCTGCACGATCAAATAGCACAGCAAAATTCCGTTGTCGGCGATGTTCTGCTCAGTGACGAAGCTCTCGGTGGAAAGCTGCGCCTCCGCTTCAGCCATAGACCCGTACAGGTGTTGCCCGTACTGCACGCGAATCAGGTTCGACGTGAACACAGTGAATCGCTGGATCGTCCAGCGGTTGGCCGGAGAAATGGCGGCGAGCGTCCCGAGCGGGCTTTCATAGTTGTTCGGGTCAACGCTGGTCGTCGTCGCGAAGCTTGTGCCGGTGCTCAGGCGGTATTGGAAGCTTGCCGCGGTCAGCCCAGCAAGCGACAGCCCATGCGGGTTGTTCGGGTCGTTGGTGAAGTTGGACCCCTGCTTGAAAACAATGCCAGACGACTTGTTGATATTGAGGTTGGCACCATTTGCCGAAATCACATTGCCCGAAAGGTTCATCGGACCAATGGCGGCCATCAAATCCTGAATCTGATTGATGCCGGCGCGCATCACATCGGGCAGGTTATTGACCGCGATTAGATTGGTGCCATTGGAAATGACTGCGCCCAGAGGAACGATCGTGCGCCGCTGCGTCGCCGTGAATGGAGAGGACTGCGTGGTGAGTGTTGACCCTGGCGTCTGGATGCCAACATAAGTGGCAATCACGGCAAGACTGGGAACCGAGTTGGCACTGGTCGGACCATAGGTCGCTACCGTGCGAGTCGGTTGTGCGGGATTGGTGGAGTAGTCGGTGTAGCCAACGACAGCGGCGGCAACATCGAATTTTGTGTTATCGCCTGCATTGATCGAGAGCGTTCCACCCGAAAGTAGGCCGGTCGATTCAAACAGGGCCGGGCGATACCAGCCTTTTGCGCCGGCCATGTTGGTGCCATAGCCGAAGAGAGAGCCTGGGGCCGCCGTGTCGCCATCGAGACGAAACGTAACCACTCCATCGGTGCCAACGCTCTTAACAACACTATCGGCTCCAATCAGCGTGCCAGCGACTGAAAACCATCCCTTCGCGCCATCCGTTGTGGTGCCGTAGTAGTAGGTATTGCCTGGTGCGCTTACGTCATTCTGGAGCTGCACCTGCACCAGCCCGCTATCGAGCGAGCCGAAGACCTGGACCGAAACCAGACCTTGGATGACGGCTAGATCCGCATTTTCCAACGCATCCAGCCGCGCGATGATGGCCGCGATCTGTTCAGCGTCGGAACTGCCAGAGTCCACAACCTCTAGGAGCTTCGCCAGTAGATCGCGCAGGAAATCGTAATACGCCTGCGTCAGCGGGCCACCGGCATTAGCCGGCGCCTGAGCTTTGGGGAGGATCGGCGTCAGTGCCATTACGAGGCAATCTCGCGCGTGCCAATGGCGGTCCACGCAAACGGAACGGTCGTGCTGAACTTGAAGTTCGCCGAGCTGTCGTCATCGGGGATATTGAAGTTGACCGTCACGCCGGAAGAGGCGTTGCCGAAAGACCAACCCGTCACCGAATGCGTCGGCAAGCATCCGGCCGGCGTGGTCGAGCTCGTCGTCGGAGTGATATGGACGTTCCACAGCACGTCGAATGCCGGCGAGAAGCTGATCGTTTGCGACGTGAACTTCGTGCCCGTGTTGGGCGCCGTTGCCGTGCCGGAGAGCATGAAGAACTTGGTGTTGTCCGAACTAATGCCGGCGCGGAAACTGGTTGAGGTGACTTCGATCTCCGGGTCGGGCGGATCGGGGTTCACCGGAAGCGCACCCCAATAGGCCAGCGAGCCGTCGCTATAGAGCACCTGGCCCGAATGACCGGTCGGATCGGGTACCTGGATGATCGGCTGAAACAGAAGCACCGTCCCATCCGTAGTCAAGTATTCTCCGTTCTGGAGCGGCGGAATCGTGGTCCCCGGGTCGCCGCCCTGCTGCACGTCGTTGCGGGTCCACTGCACGTTCCCGAGCGCGTCCTTCATCACCACGCCATAGATGCCATCACCCCATACGTCGGTCAGGGTTCGGCCAGAGGCGTCCATGCTCAGGGGGTTGGCCGCCAGCGTGGTCTTGGCCTCGTCGGTCCAGACCTGCTTCGGTGTCGTCAGGTCGGTCTCGTAGAAGGTCAGGCTGCCGCCAGCGTTCAGTCGTCCGTCCGCAAGGAGGTACTGCGGGGCCTGGTTCAAAATCCGAAAGGAACTCACTGTGCTAGGCTCCTATAAAGCAAAAGCCCCGCTCGGGGCGGGGCTTCGGGGTCGTTATGAGCTGGTTAATTGCTTTACTGGTGAAACCATTTATCGGGATCATATTTGTCGCCGTTCTGCTTTTCGGCTCACGAACCGTGGCATTGCTGATTTACCGATTTGCACCAGACTGCCGATTGAAGCGATACCTATTCATTGGATGGCGCGTAAACTCGGCCCGCAACACTTCCCGCTTGATTGATTAGTCCTGCAACCTGCTGCACGATCATGCGCCGAGACTTCGGCGGCAGCGCCGCTAGAATCTCGGCAGCGCGGTTCGGGTCAAGCATGGCTTCATTGACAATGGCTGCTACTTTTTCGCCGTAGTTCTTGCGAATGGCATTCAGCGCAAGCAATGCGGCGCCGGAGGCCGGCTCAATCATCGCCGCTCCCACTGGACCCACCGCATCTTGAACGCGGTTGCCGCCTATGGCGTTCTGCACGGTATTGCTGCCAACGGCTCTGCCACGATCGCGTGCGCGCGCGTACCGCTCCAGGTCACGACGTACTTCGTCAACAACCTCGATCTGCCGCGGAGTTAGTACGCGTTCTGCGGTGGCGCGGCGGAAGTTGGTCGCCTTCTGCACGGTGCGATCCAAGTCAGCCGCAGCACCAGCAAACTTGTCCGGGGATAGCTCCGGGATTTCGCCAATGGCGCGAATGTTAGGCCCCTTGTCGAGTAACGCTTCGCCGACATTCACTTGGCCGATTTTTCGACTCGCCGTCTTGTAATTGCGCAGGAAGTTGCCCCATTCCGGGAAGTCTTGACGCATCTGCCGGTCGAGCAGGTCGCGAACGGTCATCAGTTCCTTCGTGGCGAGTTTTGCGCTCTGCTTGCCCTCAACCTGCCCGGACATTAGTTGTCCAATATATTGGCGCAGGAAGTGTGCGTCCTGCACGGTTTTGATGTTTGCTAGCTCTGCGTTGATTTCGCTCATCGCCTCGCGGATCGGTCGGTTGGCCTGGTATTTGACAAGCATCCTGTTCAAACCGTTCTGCACTGGGCCAATGTCGCTCACTGGCGTAGTCGCCAAACCGTGCAAGCTCTGCCGGGCAGCCAAGTCGCGAGCACTGGTCAGCGTCTCGGCCGCTTTGGCATTGGCGCCGCCAAACGCCTCTTCGATGGCCGCCACGCGGGCGCGGTTGTTTGCTTCCTTGCGCAGGGTAAGCTCGGCGCCGAACTCGGGGGAGTTCGCTAGCGTGCGTTGCAGGCCGCCCAAGCCGATGTCGCCGGTCGCTTCGGCTGTCGTCGGCAACGATCCGGCCACAAGGCCATGCTTCTGCGTCAGCGCCGCACGCACAGCATCCGGGTCTTGGGAAAACCGCTCGATAAATTCGCCTGCTGCGCGCTGCTGGGCGCGCTCGGAGACGGATGGAATGAGGTTGCCTACGAAACGGGTTCCGGCGCCGACGCCACGCGGGATGGCTGCGCCCCCAAATCCGCCCAAGCCACCCAGGCCGATATTACCCTCGCGGGTTTCGCCTTCTGCTACTGGCTGCAAGCCACCGAAGGCTGCGCCCGAAGCAGTAGAACCTGGGATGGTCTCCGGCAGGAAAACAGATGATGCGCTCTCCAGCGTAGGCGCTACCCGCGCTAGTTGCGGCACCCGTGATGCTAGTTTCAAGCCTGCGCCGGGGCCAATGATCTGCAAAACGTTACCGGTGATGTTGCCTGCGAGGCCCGCTCCTGACCGCATCAGCGGCTGATCCAGGCGGCGACGTTCGGTTTCTTCCTTACGCAGCCGTTCGGATTCCCCCTTGATCGGGAGTACCGCCTTTTCGGCCACGGCCTTTGCGGCTGAATCCAGTCCGATAGCATCCAGCCCTACCGCGGTCAAGCCGGCGATGTTGCCTGCGCTATCGGTCGCTAGTTGGCGAACGCCTCTCGGTGTAGACGCAAAGGCCGAGCCCATGCCGGCGCGGAATTTTTGGCCACCAGTCATTCCCTCTACCGGATCGGGCTGACTCAGGTCATAGCCGAATTTCTCGCCAAAGCCCGTTTCCCGATAGAAGTCGACCGGACTCATGTCCGGGTAAACTTGACGCCGAATTAAGGTCGCCAGTTGTTGATCTGGCACCTTTTCCAGCTCAGGACGCTTAAAGCGCGCCCAGGCAAGCAAATCCTCGCCTCGGCCGGGACGCTGCGGGAAAGTGAATTGCGGATCGTCCTGCGGCGACGGCCTGGCAAAGACTGGCTCCAAGTCGGTCACCGGACGCTCAGGCGATGACTCGGGCTTGGCGGCGTATTTGCCCCAGGGCCCTGACGCAGATGCCTCTGGCGCCGCCTGAGTCGATTGATAGCGTTCCCAGGGGGCGGCCATTAGCGCACCTGTTCCCAATTCTCAGGGCGGGACGGATCGCCGCCACGAAAACGATAGCCATCCTCTACGTCACCAGGGCTAGGCCCGCGCGGAGCAGCCTGCGTCGGTTTGGTGGCGACGAGCTTTGCCTGGATGCTGCTGGGCAGTTCGATCGCGACCTGACGCAAGTCCTCCAGCGCCTTGATGAACTCCTCGTCCGACTGCGCCGTGTCCAAGCGAGCAATTGCCTGCTCCGCCTTGCGGCCTTCTGTTTCAGTGATAGCGCCGCCACCGCGCAGGCTTTGGAAGGCTTGCAGAAACGTGCCGCCGCGCAGCTGGTCGAGCAACACGCGGAAGTTGGTCGCCTCGGTGCCGGGCAGGAAATTGCGCGGGTCCAGGCGGCTGCTGGCGCCCGTGGCGACTTCGCGGCCCGGATGCCTCAGGGCGCGGTCGATCAAGGCCACGGTGCGCTGCGACTCGCTCTGCACTTTCGGGAGTAACTGCGTTAGCTCGGCGCGGGTCTGCGCGTTCTGCTTCGCCTCCTCCGTAGCGCCAGCCGCGGCCGCTTGCTGGTTTGCAAACGATAGCTCGGCCGCCGTCTTTGCTTTCTGCATTGCACCAGCGTTTTCGGCCTCGATCTGGCCGCGGCGAGGGAGATTGCTCAATTCGACGTTTTCACGCGCAGCGGTCTTGGCGGCCTCCACCTCGGCGGCGGTCGGGTTGCGCTGTGGGACTGGGCCAGTCGATGCGGCCATCGGCGCTGAACCACCAACCATCATGGGCTGCGACTGCTGATTGCGCATCCACGCTTCCACGGCTTCTTGCGGAACGCCAGCGCGCGTCATCTGATTGGCGAAGTCCACGATTTGCTGGTCGCCCATGCGCTGCCCAGCCGGCGGCGTTGTGGAGGTTTGCGAGCCCTCGCCAGCAGGCCCGATGCCAGTCGTCTGCCCAACAGCACCGCGGCCGGTGGTGACGAGGTACGGCATCTGGCCCGGCTCGTTGATGAGCTGCGTTGTCGGCGATGCCTTCTGGCCGGTATCGACCACGCGGCCATCGCGCGTGACCAAGCCGATGTTGCCGTTCGCCAAGATCTGCGTGCTCTGGACGTTTGCCTGCTGCCCGGAGTCCAGCATCGCGATGCGGGCGCGTGCCTCATTGAACTTCGGCTCGGCCTCCGCAAACGTGGCCGGCGGCTCCTGTCCGAAGCGAGCGAGGTACGGACGGACCTGCTGATAGGCGGATTCGACCGCCTGCGGATTGCCCGACTTCTGCGCCTGCTCGATGAAAGCTATCGCACCCTTCATCCGTCGCGTCTGAGCATCGCCAGCCGATTGATATCCCTGCGCTGCATCCGGGTTGATGACGGCAGCCTGATCGTAAGCGCTTGGATCGCCAGCTATTACTTGCGGAGCAAGCTCACGAAGTCGTTGCTGATCGGCGCGAGCTTCGCTCTCGGCTCGTTGACGTTGTCCCACCTGATAACCCTGCTGTGCCGCGGCTAGAAAATTCGGCTTCTCGATCGCCGCATTCACGTCGTAGAAGTTAGCCATTAGCCGCGCCTCCCGTAGTATTGACTGATCGCGCCAGTGACTTGCTGCCCATAGTTGTTCCACGCATTTGCTGTGTTCGCGTAACTGGAGGCGCGGGCATTGGCGGCGTTGGTGAGGTTTTCCCCGATGTTGCCGGCCATCCGTGAACCAAGCTCGCCAAGGTTCACGGCCGACTGCTGGCCCTGGCCGGCGCGGCTAGCAAGACGACTCCAGTAATTGCCGAAGTTCTGTGTTGCGAGTCCTTCGGCGAGAGCGATGCGGTCGGCATCCGCGGCCCCGCCCATAAAGCCGCCGCGTGCTGCCGCGCCGCGCTCCTGCGACCGCAATCCCTGATCCAGGGCATATGCGTAGTCAGGCGAGGTCTTGAATCCGGAGAAATCGCCCTTCAGTGCCTCATTTTGCATTCGAAGCGCGTCATAGCCGGCTTCCAAAAACGGAAGCTGATCCTGTCGCGTTAGATCGAACTGACGGCGCTCTTCCGCAGTCGCTGCTTGCGATGCCGCAACCTGCGCGTTCGCGCCCTTCTCTCCAGCCTTCGCTTGCTGACTGGCTCCGTATGCGCCGACAACGGCGGCTGCAGCCACACCCCACGGCATGATTAACCTCCCGCCTCGCGGCGCTTCATTTCGTCAAAAACGGATGGATCGAACCGCCATTTGCCCATGTGCGGCTGAATTTGGATGTCGCGAAGCATTCGGTAGCGCAGCGCATCGAACGGCATCCCAGGAAGCAGAAAGGCCAGCAGTTCGCTGGCCTTGTCTTCGTCCCAAATGTCGTCGAAGCGCCATCGCCGGCCGTCGACCTCATGAAGCGTATCGATCAGTCCGGACGTGTCGCCAAGCCCAATGCGGTGCAGCGACCGATCGCATGCTTCCGGATCACGCTCGATGATCGCCACCGGACACTGTTGCTGAGCCAGCCACTTCGGGAACAAAAACGCCCCGGTGCAGCTGATCCCAAACCGGCGCGCATCGCGCGGCCATGTCTCGGGCGCACCCAGGGCAAACGGGTCGTGGAGGCATAGCGAGCGGTCTGTGGTTAGCCAGTTCGCTAGCCACGTCGTCCCCGACCGCGGCAATCCAAGGACGATGAAGTCGATCACAGTCTGATACACACGATCAGGGTGATCCGCTCGCTATCGGAGTCGTTGCGGACCCAATGAAGGCGCGAATTGTCGAAGGTGTAGGAATCGCCTGGCACCGGACGAAGCTCTGCGTCTTCGAAGCAAAACGCCTGATCCCGATTGCCTTTTATTTGGATGGCGAACTTCTGATACCTGCCGGCGTGCCAACCTCCGTCGACATGCGGCTTGACTTCGCCCCCGGGCGGAATCTTCGTCACCAGCACCCCGCCCAATTGCGAGCCCTGCACGTCGGCGAACAACCGGTAGACGAGTTCTCGCAGTGCTGGCAGCTTCGCCATCACTGGATACCACTCGGACTCGTGTGGTCCGTTGAAGAAAACCACCGGATCGTCACCCATGTTCTGAATCGGATTGAAGCGGCACCAAATATCCGACACGTCAGAATGGGGAGACCCGTAGCGCTCGACCCGATCGCGATACAGGTCCCAAACGTCGGGCTGCTCCAACTCGCGCGCCACTGCCGCCACGTCATAACGCAGCGGCAAGTATTCGATCGATGCCATTAACCCACCGTTGGCTGAAGAACCACCACCGCGCCAAGCAGATCCCGGCGCCGTGGGCTGGAGCAGCGGATGCGCACTACGCGCTGCCGGAACGAGCCAAGTCGCGTGAACGTGATGCGCTTTCCGTATTCGCCCACCTCTCCGATGGGTTCCTCCCGCCAGTTATCGAAGATAGGCTGGCCGTCATCAGCGAACTGGACGCGGACGTATTGGTCGCTCATGCGGGGATCCCGAAGGCCACGGAACGAATACTGGTGGTGCCGAACGGACTGGTGGCCGCGTTCCAGGTCACGCCCAGGTCGGTCGAGTAGAAGATTTCGCCGTTGTCGCCGACGACCACGAACGTTCCCAGTCCATACTCAACGTCATTGGCGAAGGTCATCGTCGGATGTGTCGGCACGGAATAGCTGGCCCAATCGCTGGTTTTCAGCAACACATTGCTGTCGCCAACCGCAATGCCCACGCCGCCACCGAAAGCCAAGGCGCGGATCGCGGTCGTCTGCGATCGCTGCGTCGTCCAGGTAACGCCGGTCGGCGACGTTGCTATGACGGCGCCCGTACCCGACGTAGGCGCGGCGCAGGCAACGAACTGCGTGCCATCCCAAATAATGTCCTGGGTGTCGGCGCCCGTCTGGAACGAGGCCGTGTTGTTGGCGAAGGTGGTTCCGTCCGTGCTGCGCTGCACGGTGTTGTTGGCGTCGCCGAACAGAATCGTCGTCGCGGTGCCGCATGCCGCCAGGACCGTATTCGTACCGGTGACGGTCGTCGTTGACGTCCAACTCGTGCCGTCGGCCGACTTGAAACAGGTTCCGCTGTTGACGCCTACCCACCAATCCGACAGGCCATAGGCGATCGGCAGACGCGTGAACGTGGCCGGCGTCGGCGTCAGCGTCCGATCGGTCCAGGTGATGCCGTCCGGGCTCGTCTTGAACGTTAGCGGGTTGGAGCCGGCCAGCACGAACAGGCCATTGCCGTACCCGCACTCCAACAGATTGTTGCTGGTGCCGGCACTCTGCAGCGTCCAGTTGATGCCGTCCGGTGAGGTGGCGACCTTGCCGGCGAGGCCAACGGCGACGAACAAGCCCGCCTCGATCACGTCGATTGTGTCGGTCACTTCATCCCATAGGCCATTCGCATCCGTCACGCGAACGGTGAATGCCGAACTTCCGACCGTCGTGGGAGTCCCGGTGAGCAGTCCGCCGACACTGAGCGACAACCCTGCCGGCAACGTGCCGGTATGCACCGACACCGTAAGTCCACCCGTACCGCCAGCGATCGTGTACTGGTACGGCGTGTAGGCGACGCCTTGCTGTCCGCCAGGCGCATTGCCGCTTATCGTTGGCGCATCGGGCTGAGCCGCGAACGTGCGCGCCTCGACCTCCGGCATGCCCGTGTCCATGATCAGTTCCAACCGCGGCATCAGCACGCGCGACTGGTTGTCGTGAACCACCGGGCTGGTGATCTCGGAGATGAACTCCTGATCGCCTTCCAAGGGGTAGCCCCAATCCAGCTCCCACAGCTTTCCGGCCTGGAAATCGCCAGCGATCCAGCGGTTTTGCCAATAAGCCATGCCGGTCACGCGCCAGCGGTCGAAGCCATACGAGGCGCGACGGTGCCACTTCTGCTGGCTGGCGTCGTACCCGAACGTCAGCCCATCGGGGAACGTCCAATAGGCCACTGAATGGCCGGAGTCCTCCCACACGAAGGCGAACGCCTGATCCCAATTGAGTCCGCGAATGGCCTGCTCGATCGGACGCGTGGAGATTCGACGCGGGGAATAGCCGTCCAGAAGATAGAACACGCCGTCGTCACCAAGCCACATGACGGTGTTGTCCATCGTCACAACGGTATAGCGGCCGGCGCAGCCCTTGTTGAAGCTGATGCGCTTACTTTGGAACGGCTGCTGCGCGGCTCCCGAGTTGTAGAAGAACTCCGTCGTGCGTTCGGAGAACAGGATCAGTTCGTTGTTGCTGACCGCGAGCGCCACCAACAGGTCAGGCGCTACTTCTGAGGTGAAGCGGTCCAACGTGTTGTAGCTGAGCGCGTCAGCAAGATCGGAATGGAACGCGAAACGTCGCGCTGGCTCGATCTGGATTAGGTATCCGTCAATGAAGACGGCATCGATTGCTCCCGGATAGCCGGTATCGGTGATCTGCGTGAACTGGCTGGTGACCGTATTCCAAACCCACCCCGCCGATCCGTTGACCATCAGGACTTCATTGCCGCCCGTGATCTGATTGTGGGCGAACCGCACCCGGCCGACGCCGGAGATAGCGCCCAGCGGGATCGCCACGCCGGTATTGCTAATTTGGTAGGCCGTATTGCCGGCAACAGTGAAGAGTCGGCCTTCTGCGTCGTAGACGCCACGAATCGGGTCAGTGACACCCGTATCCACGAACGGCGAAAGCCCAGGGGGCGTCTTCGCCATGGTCGACGTACGCGTGCCCTCGCCTTCAGTGGCGACGGGCAGGTAATTGCAAATGTCCTGCATCGACCACGGACGGGTTTCGTCCGCATAAAAGCCGCCGATGAGCGGGAGCGGTTGCGCGCGCACTCAGTAGTCCCACACCGTCGAGCGCAAGCGCGTGGCATCGCCTTCGGCCTGCGGCAGTGGAACGTCCAGAATCGGACGGATCGGCGTCGCTACCATCTGGTCACGGAGCAGGTCATTCAGTCCGCTATCCGCACCCTCACGCACGAGATCCGGAACTGGCGTTCCGTACTCAGGGGCCAGTTTCTTCGCGAGGTTGTAGGCAACGGCCTCTTCGGCCTCTTCCGGCAACGGCAACGGATCGGAGGGGTTTTCAACAGACTGCCAACCCAAGGCCAGGCCATCGGCTTCCCAACGGCGAAGCATGGCGTTCAACGCCTCGATCGCCGTGGTCATATCCGTTGCTTTGACCGGCTGCGTCGGATCGATCACCTGGATCAGTCGCAGCGAGCGCGCAACTAGCGTGGCAGTCGTCGTCATAGGTATCCCAGAAAGAGAGGGCGCCAGAAGGCGCCCTCTCCATTGCCGTTGATGAAGCCGATCAGGTCACGCCGCCGTTCTTGCTGGGGCTGATCGACACCCGCACGATGTCGCCAACCACGCCCGACTGCAGGGCAATGCCGATCACGCGATCCGTGGGGGCGGCGAGCGAAGTCACCGCGCGGCCCACGGAGTCGGAGGTCAGCAGATCGCCACGGGCGACGGTGCCGCCCAGCTCGACCTTGCCGACGCCCTGGAAGGCGAGCATGACCGGCTGGTTGACGAGCGCCGCCTGCGGCGACTGGTTGATACCGATGGTCGTATCCGTCGCCGCAGCACCCTGGATCACCAGATTGTCGGCGGTGTCGAACTTGACGATGCGGTACGCGTTGACCGTGGCGTTGGCGATGTAGGACAGGTCGTCCAACTGCGGGTTGTAACCGCCAGGAGCGACGCCCCAGGCCACCTCGCGGCGGTTGGGGACGTCGATGTTGTCGGTAGAGCGCTGAGTAGCCATGTGATGTTCCTCGAAGGTTGTTGGTAGGTCAGCGCGCTATCAGGTCGGCGCCGTCAACGAACCCAGCTGCGCCAGGCGGCATGCGAACTCGGGGCGCAAGGCACCGAAGGCGCACATCACGTCGAAGCGCATGATGAACTGGTCGTTGATGATGTCCGAGCCCTGGGCGACGCGCATGGAGATGCCGTCGAAGACGCGGCGCGAGCACGGACGGTCCGGGTATTCCGGCAGGTCGACGGTGCCGAAGGTGAAGGCATCCTTGACGAACGCGAGCGACAGGTCATACGACGTGCCGCTGGTGCCAGCCACGACGATCGTGCCGGTCGCCACGCTGGTCACGAACACGTTCTGCTCGGAACCGGTCAGGGTGATGGCCGGGAAGATCGACAGCGAGCCCGCACCGCCCGCGTAGTCCGCGGTGACCACGAACTGGCGCAGGTAGCCCAGGTTCTGCTTGGTCTGTGGATGGCAGGCGTTGAGGGTGGAGATCGTGATGATCTCGCCCTTCAGCAAGGTGCCCGTGCCGGCGGCGACGGTGATGGTCGAGCCCGACTGACCTGCGGCGACAGTGTACGAGCCATTCGCAGTGCCGCGCGATTGGTTCGGCATCACGGTCGAGCTGTTCCAGTCGTAACCGGCAGCGCGGCCCATGTAGCCTTCGCGGTACTGGACGTCCAGCTCCTTCTGCGCGTTGAACAGACCCTTCAGCGAGTCCACATAGCGCAGGTTGGCCGCAGTGGACAGCAGCATTTCCTTCGCGCCCTTGAACGCGCCGTTGTCTTCCTGGATCTTGCGCGCCTGGTTGGCGTAGAACAGGGCGTTGGTCGACGTGAAGTCGCTGGTGACCGGACCCACCTGGTTCGGCGTGGCCTGGATCGCCATCTGGAGCACTTCGTTCTCGATCGACACCACCAGGTCGGCAACCTGCTGATCGATGTAACGGCGGCCCAGCTCTTCGATGTCCAGGGCCATTTCGGCCGAGTTGAACACCACGTCAATGCCGCGCTGACCGAACACGGTCACGTTGCGGGTGATGGTCTGGAGTGGCGTCGGATCGGCGATGCGGCCCTTGCGGACGAGGCCGTGCTGCGGCACCGGCACGCGAAGGGTGTCGCCGATCTTGGCTTCCTTCTTGGCGAAGGAGTCATCGTATTCACGATTGACGCCCTTCAGGAAGGTGGCGTTCTCGCTGAACTTCATCAGCGCGTAGTCGGCCACCTTATCGGTAGTGATAAAGGTATTCGGCATGATTGCGGTCTCTCGAAAGGATTAGCGGGATGTGCGCCGCTTGGCCTGCCAGAGCGCGATGCGCTGCTCGGGGGTAATGCCTTCGTCGTCTTCCGACGGCGTAGGCTTGCCCCCGCCAGTCACCGTCTTAGGCGGCGGCGGTGCGTTGGTGACCTTTTTCGGAGGCGTGGGCGCCGGCTTTTCCGGCGGCGTCGCGTCGAATTGCGCGGCCAACTTCGCGACCTCGCGAACACGAGCGAGCGGCGCAAGCCCTAACAGGCGCTTGGCTTCGTCCGGATTCGTTGCGAGGTGGTGCGCTATTTCGAGATCGTTGTCATCGCCCAGGAACAGATCCACGAGCGGTTTGAACGCTGGGTCGGTGTTGAGTGGAGAGGACTCGATGTCCTCCCATGCCCCGGCACCCACCTTTTCCTCGAATGCGTCGATCTTGGCCTTGAACTGTTCGACCGACTCGGCTTGCTTACGCTCGACTTCTGCCCGCTGTTCGCGCTGCTTCTCGCGCTCGATGCCCTGCTGCACCTTGTAGTCAAGGTACTTGCTGCTATCGAAGTCGAAATCCTCCAGCGTCTTCTCCCGCTCGGCGTGCTCGACGTTTGCCGGCTGCTTCTGCGGGGATTGATGCTGTTGAAACTCACGAAGCATCTGTTCGCGGGTCTCGGCCTGCGTAACACGCCGAACCCTTTCCATCCGTTCCTGCACCCAGCGCGGCAAGCGGTCTTTCTTCTTGCCGTCTGCTGCATCCGCCGATGGGGCGTCGTCATCTACTGCATCACCAGCTTCCCCTTTCGGGACTTGCTGTGTCGGCTCCTGCTTCGGTTCGGGCTTTGGCTCCTTCTGAGCCTCGGCCTTGATCGCATTCAGAGCGCTCGTGTCGGTTGATTTCAGCGCAGGCTCCTGCGCCGCCGCGGTCGACGCCGCGTCGGTTACGTTGTCAGTCATGTCGTCCTCGTGTGCCGAGTCGCCCGCCCGGCGCGGTGGCCGCTACTGCGGCAAGCCCTGATCACCGCCCATAAAAAAACCGCCTTGCGGCGGTTCGTTGGTCGGCTGGTTGTTCGGTATCGGTGGAGGCAGTCCCATCAGTCCGGCCTCAACACCCATCTTGGTTGCGGTCTGCATGTTCAGCAACTCCTGGCCTTCGGCCTCAGCGGTGTACTTCTGCGCCTGGGCCTCCTTCTGCTTCGCGTCCGCCACGTCCTTCGGATTGGGCGGAGGCGGCGAGGGTGGCTGCTCGCCTTCTCCAGGCTGCAGCAGCCCTTGGCTAACGAGCACTTTGCGCGCGGCCTTGATGTATTCGTCCATGCCCGGAACGTCGATCGACTTCATGAGCATGAACTGCCCCAGCAGGCCGAACGGCCCCGGCGCCTGGCTCATAGCCTGCGCAGCCTCGGCCAACTCCATGCGGGCCGTGTCGAAGTTCTTGCCGACCGTGACCGTCACGTCGTACTTGCCGCGGCTCAGGTCATTGACCGTCACCAACTCTCCCGTCTGCTGGTCGAGCGTGACCTTGTTGATGCGGACGAACTTCTCCGCGTTGTCGTCGCCCAGGATGCGGATGGAGCGCTCGGCGTCGTAGTAGTGCGGGATCGCATCCACCAGGATGTCGCCCAGCCGCTTCAGTGCCTTGATCTGGTTGTCGACATAGACGAAGTTGGCGACCTCGCCCTCGTTCTGACGGGCCAGGATCGCTCGGCCCGACGACTCGTTCGAACGGTTGCCCAGCGACGCGTCGTAGACGCCCAGCGATGCCTTCAGCTCATCGGTTGCGATGGCCGAGATATTCGCCAGTGCCGCCGGGAACTGCGCCATCGGCTCGCGCTGCGGGCCAAGGCCAGGCGCCTTTTCGTCGGCGTTGTAGAGCAGGACCGGCGGGTCGTCGTAGCCCAACCTCTCGTAATACGACTCCAGGCCCTTGATCATGCCCGGGGTGGCCTTCAGCGGGCTATTCGGCAGCTTCGCCACCACCTCGACCAGCGTGGATAGCTCGAAGTTGTGCACCATTTGCGCGTCACGCCCAAACCGGGTCATGCCGCTGTAGATCTGCTTGCCGTCGATGGTCACGAAATCACCCCACTGCGGGACGATCGGGAACATGGACCCGCCCCACTTCGTCGGCTCTTCCAGCTTGCCGGCGCCCGACACGAGGCAGGAATAGATGCATGGCTTCTTGACCTCGCGCTCGGACTTGATCGTCAGCGGCGGCATGGTCGGCTTCCCGGTTTCATCCGGAGCCCCCGCTGCCACCTCGTCCTTGATCTTGTCGAACTCTTCGGCGTCGGTCACCGTGCCATCGGACAGGAGGTAGATCCGCTTGGTCTCTTCCTCCATGTACCAGTATTCGGCGATGCGGACTTCATCCTCGTACCACCAGTCGCGGTCATAGGAATCGAAGCCGGCGCCAGACTCGAAATCCACCACCTTCGCGTCGGGCCAGCGTGCCTTGTAGGCTTCGCGGCCGATCCGATCGGTGATGAACCAGAACTTTGCGTCGGAGCGGTCGAACTTCCGTGCTGCAGGGTCAGGCCACACGTTCGACACCGGGTCATCGACCGTTTCAATCTTCAGGCACTGGTCGAAGGTGTCGTCACTCTCGTACTGCGCCGTCACCCGGAGCACACCAAAGCCGCCGCCGCACGACCACTGGAATGCGGTGTCGTAGGCGTTCTCTGCACTCGACTGCACTTCGATGTTCTTGATGAGTCCGTTGTAAATCTCGGCCGTGTCGACGTCGTTGTCCTCGGTCGCCCGAACCTTGATCTCCGGCTTGTTCTTCAACTGCTGCCCGGTCACGCGGCGAATCAACTGCCGAATCCGGTTGAACTCGTAGTTGGGCTTGTTGCGGCGCTTGCGGGTGAGGTGATCATCCCACTGGTTTCCGGCGACGAACGCGAACTTCATGTCGTCGCGAGCCTTGCGGCGCTGCTCGGTGTCGAAGCTGAACGCCTTGTTGGCGCGCTCCAGCATCAGCGACGTGAAGTCGTCGCGGTCTGCTCGCTTCGCCGTTACCTTGCGCTTTGCCATCTCACCATTCCAGCGTCAGGCCGGGCACCGAATGGCCGCGGCTAAATTGGGTTTGGAATGCCAGGTCAACCTTCGGGCCTTGCTCTGGCCAGGACAGCGACAACTCGGGCTCGGCGATGCGCGCCAGGCTATCGAGCATGTCGTCATGGATTGCGACCGGGAATGCCTTGTACTCGTCGTGGATGAAGGCGTGAACCAAGTCTTCGGTCACGCCTTCGTAGTTGGTTCGGTGGAACGTGCGCGGCAGATAGATTCGCTTCTGCTCGAACAGCGGGATCAGGCGCTTGATGCGATCGGTCTTCGGCGCCTGGCCGGCCACTTCGATGATGTCGAAGCGGTAGTTGTCCTTTTCCTGCAGCGTCTTGATGAACTCAATGTCGGCCATCAGCCCGTAGCGCTCGTAGCGCACTTCCTGCGGCTTCCACTTCCGATGCAGTTCCATCACCAGCTTCCCGCGCTGAGTCAGATTCAGGCGGTCCCGAACGATGTCCAGCACGTAATAGTTGCCATCTCCACCCAGGCCGATTACCCAAACAGCGGTGTAGTCGTTGCCTTTCTTCTTGCCACTGGCCGCATCGACCAGGATGTAGCGGTTCGTTCCGACCGACGCATCGTTCTCGTAGTAGCGCAGCCAGTCCTCGCGGAAACCCTGCGTCTCGTCACCCTTCGGGTCCTGGAGCATCTGGCAAGCAAACGTGTACGGGCCCATGTCGCGGCGCTTGTCAGCCAAAGTTTCCGGCGTCAGCAGCACGGGCGTTCCGGTCAACGTGCCATCGTCCGTGGCCGGGTAGACTCGGGGACTGGCCGTCTGCCGATCGATCACGGTCTTATAGCTATCGTTGTAGTGGTAGCGCGTGCCAATGAACCGCTTGTGGCCGCCGTCCGATCCAAGGTTGTAGGACAGTTCCAGCGCCTGCGTCGTCTTGGCGATCATGTCCGGGCTGGTGACTGACTCCTTCGTCACCAAGTCGTCATAGATCAGCACGAGGAAGTGCTTGCCGGTCGGCTGCCCGTCGACCACGCCCCATGCTTCAAGGGTGGCCTCCTTGGGATTGCTCTGCCGGCGAACGGTGATGCCATCGTCTTCCGACCACTTCGGCGCGTCCTTGTAGGGATTCGCCCAAAGCACGTCCGGGAACAACGCCTTCAGCCTGTCGTTGCGCTCGAACTCCTGCTTGATCTGTCGCAGGAAGCCCTTCGCGATCGGCCGAGTGTGGCTGAAGATCCCGATGGTGACTTCGCGCCCTTCCCACTCGGGGAGCGGGTCATCGCCATGACTGGCGAGAATGTCCTGGATCGTCTTCCCGAAGGTGATGATCGTGGACTTATAGTGCTCGCGCGCCCACAGATCGAGATGACCGTTCGGGCTCGCTTGCACCTCCCTGCAACGCTCCTCCAGCCAAGGCCGATCGATGTCCCTTCGGCCCAGCACGTCCGTCAGTAGGTAGAACAAGTCGGTGCGGCAACGGTGGCGCTCAGCCTTCCAAGCCTGCAATTCCAACTCAGCTTGATGACGCCTAGCCTTCTCTTCCAGCAGCGCCACCATTTCTTGCTTGATCGCAATCTCTTCCTGCGGCGAGAGCGCGTCAGCCGACATTGGCGCCCCAGGCTTCCAACTGCTTCTTCAGGGCGGCAATGCGCTCGTCCAGTTCGGCCGACGTCGCGTCCGAGACTTGGATTGGATCGCCATCAGGCCCTGAGACCTCCACTGCCTGCGCCGGCTTTCCATCAAAGCGGTTGCCGATCTCCTGGATCGCCCAAAGCTCGCCGGCTTCCGCTGCGTCAACGACCTTCTTGGCGATCTTGTCCAAGGCATTCCGCTGCACGACTTCCTTGCGCAGAGCGTCGAACCACTCCTTCCCTTTCCGGGCGCGCTGGTTGCCGATGGGGGCGCCTTTGCCAGCCATCTGATTCAGAACCTATGAGATTGAATTAGCACCAATTTGGTGCGTATTGTCATGGAGCCGTAGCGCTGACGCTGAACGGCCCGGAATTGGTCGAGTAGACGGCGCTCGGGTACTGCGGAGCGTCCGTGACGTCGAAGGTGAACTCGTAGTTCAGGATCGAAGCGTCATCCAGGGTCGCGGTCGCCTTGACCGCGCAGCCGCCGCAGTAGTTAAAGGTAGCGCCGACACTGGTGGACCGCTGATCAGTAGCGATGGCCGGGCTCGCCATAAAGACCACCCAGGGTGCCGTGCATTCCCAGGTGACCGACTCGATCGTGCGGTCAGCGTCCATCGCCCCGTTGAAGTCCACCAACAAGGTGCGCGCCTGCTGCCGGCGAACCCGGCGCGGCTGCGTCTGATTGGCGCTGTAGGCGCTGGCGTATCCCTTGAACAGACGGCTCATTGGCGTTCCAGCCTCAAAATGGACTGGAGGCTTTCGACGTGGGCTTGGCAGGCGCCGACGATTCCAAGAACTCGTCCGACACCTGCTTCACGTAGGTCGGCTTCCTCATCAGTGGTTCCGGCACCGGCTGCAGCTTGGGCGGATCCACAGGAGGCGGACAGGCTGGCCCACTGCTGGCGCAGCCGGAGATTGCCGCGGCGCAGATCGCCCACCACAGCATCGGCTTGATGTTGAACATTGCTCAGTTCCTGCTGGTGCTGGATCGCGATGTCCACGAAGGCTTGCGCCTGCTGGTTCTCGCGTGCCCGGTTGGCTTCGATGGCCTTGGTCGCCAAGTTCGCGGCATTAGCCGTCTTCTCGGCTAGGTCGCGCAGCGTTTCCGCGTGCTGGATGCGAAGCGCCGCGTTCTCGCCGGCCATGGTCTGGCGCCCTACCCAGCCGGCAAACAGCAGCACGCCGACGATGCCGGCGAGCTTGGCCCAGGCGAGCGGGGTCACTTTTGGAGGCTCTTCTGCGACAGGCTGGTGGCGAGAGGAACCAGCGCGGCCGAGACCACGCCGACAACGACGAAGCCGACGCCGAGCCAGGATGGGAACAGCGCCTTCCATTCCTGCGGCATCAGCATGAAGGCGCCGGCGCCAGCAGCGCAGGACGCCGACAGCGACGCCAGCCAAGTCGACCACTTGCGATGCCACTGCGAAGCGTCCGCGGTCAGCGTGACCAGCTTCGGCTTCGTCGGCGGGTTCAGGATGATCGGATCATCGGTCGGCATGTTTCTTTTCCTCCGGCGGCCGAAGGCTCGGCGCCTGGACGTAGATCGCGCTGAGGTAGGACTGCATGCGCTGCCCCTCCTCCTTGCGTTCGTTCAGTTCCTTGTCAACGCGGGCGAACTCGCGGCTCAGCCAGACGGCGCCGATCAAGGTGCTGAAGAGCATCACCAGGCAGCACGTCACGGCGACCCATACGCCGACGCCACCGGCATTGATCGTGATGGTCGAGGTGTTGTTCAACGGAACGCCCAATAGCTCTTTGAGCAGCCGTTCGGCCGTGGTCCGCGCCTCGTCCATAAGCTCGAATCCCCCGGATTACTTGGTCTGTTGCTGGCCGATAAGCTGGAAAACAGCCTTTGTCAGTTCGTCCACCTTGTGGGTCAGTTCGACCCGGAGTTCGGCCACGATCGCCGTCATCTCCTGGCGCAAATCGGCGACGGCCTTTTTGACCTCGGCGATTTCATGTCCGCGCACATAGTTCTCGGCGACGTGTGCGCGCAGCTCGGCAATCTCGTTCGTCACCCGATGCAGCCAGTTCGCCAGGAACAGAACAGCGGCGGTGAGAATCGGCAGCCCGAGCCCGATAGCCCAGGCGATCGCTTCAGGGGTCATGCCAAAGCCTCCATCGCCCTGGCGTAGAGGCCGGGCCATGCTTGCGGATGCGGATTGCCCGGCCGCCAGTTGCGTTCGTAGTAGTCCCATGCCAGGTTCACTTGCCCCGGCGTCGGCAACGGCTTGGCGTCCGTGTACAGCAGCAGGCGTGCGAAGGCGCAGCCCAGCAGATCGTCATCCAGCATGCGCTGATAGACCGATTCCACTGTTGGCGTGATGCCGCGGAGCAGGCATACCGCCTGGGCGTATTTGCCGCTCGCCGGATGCGTCAGCACGCCGCGGATGCCGCCCTTCTCGAACTGCCAGAAGGACCGCGCCGGGCCGCCAACTTGCTCCCGGTGCTCGAACTTCGATTCCTGCAGGCCGATCGCCAGCAGCTGCACGGTCGCCTCAGTCGACGCGAATTTGCCGGGCAGCACTTCCCTGTACGTCTGCGCGATGATGTTCTCGCGGACGAAACGAAGGTCGGGCATGCCGGGCCGAATAGGTTGCCCAGCTAGCGGGGGAACTAGCTGGGCGGGCCGCGCAGGGGTGGCGCGGCGGGGGCTCTCCAGGGAGGGAGAGGTTCGGGAATGAAAAAGCCCCGACTGTTTAGACCAGGGCTTCGCCAGCGGGCACTTTGCCCACCGTGCCTGAAATCTGCCACTACAGGTGCGCACCTGTCAAGCGGCAATCGCAATCCCTAGTAGCGCGCCGCGCACCTGGGCAAATCCAACATCGTGCATGGTCATGTAGTGGCGCTGGGTTACCGGCTTTCCTCCGGTGTAGGCCAGCAGCAGGTTCGCAGTTTCCCAACGCTCCACCTTTCGCCGGCCGCGACCGCAGTAGTACGCCCGGAGCACGCAAGCAAGTCCTAACTGCTCGCGCCCTATCTCGGACACGATCTGTTCGATTTGCAGCGCATCCAGCGGCACTTCCAGCGGCTTGAAGCCCACAGCACGCGCGGGCATTTCGCCTTTATGGTCGATCAACACTTGAAGCATGTTCACCGACTGGTGCCCCAGGTATTCGCAGTCGCGGTGCAAGGCAAAGGCGTCGCCCCACCCTTCCAGGCGCGACCGCACATATGCGCCGAATGTGTCGACTTGCCCCATTACGCCCCCTGCTTCTTCTCTGCCTTACGTTTCCTACTGCGCCGCTCGCGCTTGATCGCATCGAGAAGCGATTGATCGGCCGGGATCGACTGCCGCAGCGCCAGCTCGCGCCGTTGCAGTTCCGCGTCGTTCATGGCCTTTGCGGTGGCGGTCGCGGACTTCACGGTCAGGTCTCCGCAGCCGTGACGGCGACAGCCAGCGCTGGCCACGCGTGCGACTTCACCCGGTACAGCGGCCCCTGCTTCTTGACCGTGCCGATGGCTTCGGCCTTTCCGCCGTAGCGGTCAATCAGGGATTGGCGGATGTGTGGGTCTTTCGCCCGCCCGTCGTTGCAGACGTGCTTTCCGACTTCCTTGCGCGGGATCAGCCGCGTGCGCTCAGGCCCGGCGGCCTGTAGGAATCGGCCGATCCACTCGATCGTTTCGATGGTCTCGATACCAATGGGCATCCCGTAGCTCATCACGCGCTCAATGGCGATCGGGCCGGTATGGCCGTCGATCAGTCCCAGCACGTCCTTGTTCTCGACGGACCCAGCCAACACCGGGCAGCCGGTGCCTATTTCTGGCACGTAGACCACGACCACACCGCTGTGCGTGGTGCCTGGGTCAATCCCCATAAGGAAGTCGCTCATGCGTTGCGGCTCTCCAATTCGGCTCGGATCTCGTCCGCCAATAGGTCCGGATCACTGGTCCGGGTGCAGTTCATCAGCCACTCGGCTCGAGGCGTGCAGCCGATGCGATCCACGACCAAGCGGCCGGCCATGTCCAAGCCGACCTCATACGCCAGCGGCTTCTTGTTCTTGCCGTAGCGGCGCAGCTCGCCGATCGTTTCGATGGCGGCCTCGGCGAGTTGCGTTGGTGTTTGTGTCTTAACGCTGCCGACGAAGCGCGGGATGCCGGAAATGGTCACGCCACCACCCCGCGCAATCGCGCGATGACCTCGTTCAAGCACGAAAGCTCCGTCTTGCGCATCACCTTCCACATGGCGCGCTGGCCGTGGATGCCGTTACTGCTTCCTTGGTGGCAGTCCTTGCACAACGGCAACGTGGCGAAGTGCAGCCCCTGCTCAACGTGATGCGCATCGCTCGGGGCCGCGGCACCGCACACGATGCAAGGCTGCGACTTCACCCACTCCATGTGCTCGGACTCGGCCTTGGTGATGCTGGCAGCGTTCTTTGTTCTCATGCGCCACCCGCTGCTGCCATTCGTCCGTCGTGAAAGTCGCGGTCAGGCGCAATGCTCACGAACGACGTTGATGCGCCGCGCCAAAGGCAATTCACAGTGCCGATGTTCCCGTGGCGGTTCTTCACCACATTGATTTCAGCAGCAGCCGTTTCAGCTTGCGGATTCGACAAGTCGCGCCACAGCATCATGATTTGGTCCGCTTCCTTCTCGATCTCGGAGGAGTCAGACAGGTCGCTCATCATCGGCCGCTGGTTCTGTCGCTCTTCGACCTTACGATTCACCTGGGCCAAGGCAACCACCGGAATATTCAGGTCCCTCGCCAAGTTCTTCAGCAGCCGTGCAATAGCGCCGATGCGCTCGTGCTTGGCTGCCTTCGACATCCCGCTGATTTCAAGCTTCTGCAAGTAATCAACGTACAAGGCGCGAATGCCGTATTGGTGCTTCCATCGACGCGCCACGCGGATGACTTCGGTGATGTCGGGAGAGCTGCGATCCAGCAAGCGAATGGGGCGGCCGCCGTAATCGCGCACGGCATGTTCCAGTCGACCCCACTGGTGCTCTTCGATCTTGGCTGCACGCAACTTGCCTACCGACACGCTCGACCCCGACGCCATCCAACGCATGCCAACCTGTGATGACGGCTGCTCGCCTGAAATCAAACCCACCGGCCCCTGCTTACTGGCTGCCGCGGTCATCCCCAGCAGCAGGCCTGTCTTGCCC